GGTGATACCGTATGAAGCACCTTCTTCCATAGTAGCATCATAATCCTTAGAGATTTGTGCCACTCTTTCTAGTTCTTCTGGTGAGAGAGCATTGTCATCAGGATGAATCTCCTGATTTTCCTTCATATGATCGGCAGCTTTGTACATAGGTTTGCCATCCTTACCCTTCATACCTTTCTTATAGTTCTGGTATGCAGGTGTATTGCCTTTCTTATCAGCATTAGTTACAGTATATGCTTCTTTCTTCAATGCTTTACCGATTGCCTTACGACGCTTCATTAGATACTCATCAGATGAATCCTTGTCACCATCATTATCTACGTCACCGTCTTCTTTACCAACGGGATCGAGTTTTTTCTTCTCGTCAAATTGCTGCACTTTCTTGAGTGCATCTGACATATCAGGTAATTCTTCTAAATTCATTTTTTTGCAGTGACTTTCTCTTTTCTATTTATCTTTCTAATAAACTCTCCTGGCGTAAGTCTACGCATATAGTTGTCGAGTTCATCTGTTCCATGCTCACCTGCAGGTGTCCAATCAAAACCAAACCTATCATTTTTCTCAATCAAGTCTTTTAACCAAGAACGAAATATATTATCAGACTCATCAATAGAGATGACGTAATTGCTACCCCTACTAACAACCTTAGAAATGATCCCTGTGTTAACGTTTTCAACGAAAGTACCTACTGCGAAAAGATCGTTTTCAAAATATGCTTCCCTTAGACCTTGAGGATCTAACTTAGGAGCAATCTCATACAAATCATAGGATGCCTCAGCGAAATCGTCAAACGACTCCTTAACATTCATTGATTGTCTCAATGTAAGATATAGGGCTTCTTTATCTTTTTTTGATAATTCTTTAGAAACACCCTTACTGAATGTGTCGGAATCATCTTCTATCGCTGCTTTACGCATCTTGGATGCAGACATACCTTCTACACCTTCAGCATCAGGATCTCTACCACCTGCTGAAGTTACTTTAATATTTTCAAATGTATATAAGTCACCATTATACTTGGATGCTAATGAATTAAATTCGCTAACTCTATCACCACCAACTACTAAGTTAACTTCACTATATCCGTCTTGGTCTAGAGCAGTAAGAACATCAAAGATCGTACGCATCTCACTGTTATCAACTATTGCGTTAGCATGATCTGGATATGACAACTTCATAAACTTAATTTTAGTACCAGCATCAAGGGGATTCTTCTTAGCATCCTCTGTCCTTGATGGGTAAATTCTATACTCTCCACCAGATGACTTTGCTTCCCTTGCTACTCTATCAATGAGTCTCTGGTGCCCAATAGTCGGGGGATTAAATCTTCCAAAAGTAACAGATATGCTACCTTGATCGACCTTGCCCTCGCCTCCTCCAGTTTCTTCTCCTCCATTCTGTGTAGGTTCCTCCTTCTGTTTATCTGTAATAGGTAACAGTTTACCATCCTTACTAAAGTGAGTTACATTGCCCTTTTGGTCGGCATACTTTCCGTAGCCCACATGTGTAAGGTTTAATTTCTGTGCTGTTTTAGCAGCAAATGATCTTTCGGCTTCAACTAGAAAAGCACTAAAGTTTTTCATTCGTCCAATTATTTTTGAGATTAAAGTTTGCTTTACTAAATGTTAGTCTGTCTACAATCTTCACAGGATGTTCAGCAACAGTGACGAATCCTTCGTGTTCCGTAGGTTCACCATCTATGTAGCATGAAACGCTTCCAGTAACTTTGATGTTTTCAAGTAAACGTTCTTTCAGTTGGAAGAGCATATACCACACTTTGAAAGTAGTAACATTAACTTCACACTTATATTTAGCATCTAGTGAGTCATACATTTCCTGAGGACGCGGAATTCTGCCCGCACGAATGAATGAATTGATATGTTTAAGGATATGAGGACGTGCTTTAGCAGAAGGAATTTTACAACGTGCTAGTCTAAGCAACAGTTTGATCCAATTAAAATCTGGTAGTTTAGTGATATGTGCATCCGCTTCATTACTTCCTAAGAACTGGCAAGAATCTTCACCGTAAATATTAATGCCACCGTACCCGATAGCATCAGGAGATATTTCTGTGTAAGCAGTATGTGCAGCAAGGACAATACGACCATAAGTCTTTTGATCGAAACGATACTCCAAAATGTTAGGACGATAAACCATCCCACCAGAGACCCCAATGAAGTCAGCTTGGACAATACCACCGATGCGAGGAAGATGATGCAAACATAAACGAAGAATGTCTGCCAAACATCCTTTGTAATGCGTGTCAATGTCGGTCTGATCATAACAAATTTTTACTTTTATTTTATTGAATACAGACTTAGTTCCAACAAAGAACTTACCATTACGAGGATCAGTTCCAAAGACTATAGCAGGTGCACCATCCCATTTGACAGACAACTTGGGATTGTTCATCACTTCGTTGACAGCATTAGTCACTTCCCTACGACCAAAGAAAACTAAGTCTTCAAGGTGGTCAAGGTGTTTGTTGGGCATGTCGTCTGTGTCTATACCATTAGTATAGCACTCCAAAGTAGAATCCATAGTGTAGGTGTGCCAGTTTATAAAGTGTCTACCAAGGATCTCCAGACATTTTCATACTACTTGCTAGTTTCTCAGACTCATATTTAAACCTCATCTTTAATATCTTTTTATTACCTGCCTTAACTCCAATAGATTCATTACCAACTTTTTCAAACATAATTTTGTTTTCCATAAGTGCTTTTAACTTAGGGTTGTTTAATGGATCTTCTATATCAGCAGTAAAAGGATTCTTAGTTCCTTTACCTGTGACCTTTACATATGGAGGATACAAGTCTGCACTGGCATCAATCCAACTCTTCATAATATAAGTCCTTCTCTTTCCTTGGTCAAGTTTGTTTACTGTTTTTAACATAAACTCTCTCATCTCATTTAGAACTGCTTGACCAACCTTTTCAGTAACCATCTTGGTTGCCTTATTTTTTCTGATCGCACTCTTTCTACTACTTGCTGATTGAGGTAGATCAAAGTCTTTAACTATTTCTTTTATTGCTCTCTTATTAATATCGTTTAAGTCTATTCCCAAATCCTTTTCTACAGTACCTACACCAGGATTCTTAAATCCTATATCACCTTTACCAGATGTTGACTTGGCAGATAAACCAAGAAACCCACCACGTTTGAACTTGATCAAAACGTCAGTAGGATTTTTTTTCTGATTAACATCTACACCAACTACCGCTTTAAAAGAAAAGCCAGGTCTTGCTGTCCAATATACTTTTTGAACACCTTCATAACCATGCTTCTTTGCCCACATTAGAAAGTCTTTAGACATAACAGTAGCACGACCAACTTGCTGAATGATTTGTTCCTCAGTAAGAAGTTCTACCTTTTTCTTGTATTGTGATTCTGATGCAGAGTCAGGAAATTTATTTTTGTTTAATGCAAAAGCACAATATATTTCATTGACATCTGCTAGGTCTGTATTCCGTGCCATTAGTTACGCAGGTCTCCACTTAATTATTTATGTTCTTCTCAAAATTTTCTAGTGCAGCATCTATAGCATCAACTGGTTGGGTCATATTCTTTTCTATCTGTTCTTTTCTTGCATTTCTTATAAACATATGTTCTATACCCACGAGATGATTTACATTCCATATGTCTATCTCTCCATGTAGTGTTTCTTTAGGCAATTCCACTTGTTCTGCCTGTGCTGCAGCACACCATGCTACTGCAGCGATCATCATAGAAGCATAGATTTTTATCATACCCATTCTGGTTTGCGTGTTGGATCACGAAGATAATTAGTTGATACCCAAGGTTTAGATGCAATGTATCTTTTATATGCAGTAAAGATATCAATACTTGTATCGTATTTAAACTGATCAGGACCTGCAAAAGCAAAGTCTGTAGGAGGAGGACAATCATCAAAGATGATATCAGCACACTCAATAGTATATTGACAACTGTGTGTCTTATTATATCTATGCGTGTACTCAGCACATAAAGCAAGTCCGTGGTCAATCAACCAACGGAAGTTTGTCTGTGCCCAAATTGTGCATGGGTGGTTACGAAATGCACCCTTCTCTGTTTTGTATGGTGTGCCATCTA